GGCATTGCCGCCAGCGCCGCCTCGATAATTGCGATGGCCGGGGATGATATTCAGATTGGCCGCGGTGCCTTCCTGATGATCCACAACTGCTGGGTCTACACGATGGGAAACCGCCATGATTTTGCAGAACTGGCACAATCCCTGGAGCCATTCGATAACGCAATGGCTGATATCTATGCGGCGCGCTCCGGGCTTGATATGGCTGCCGTGCAGAAGCTAATGGATGCGGAAAGCTATATCGGTGGCAGTGATGCTGTGGCGAAGGGACTGGCAGACAGCCTGCTTTCTGCTGACGCGCTCAGCGACGGCGATGAATCGCCTGCAGCCGCGCTTCGCAAACTTGATGCATTGCTGGCCAAGACCAACACCCCGCGATCAGAGCGCAGAAAACTCATTAAAGCCTTATCCGGTGGCACGCCTGGCGCTGTCACCACCAACGACGGTACGCCGGGCGCTGCCGAAGACATCAAACCTGAAATCATCAATTCACTTGAAAGCGCCCTGGCGGCGTTAGTCAAATAAGGACCCTTTATGTCTGAAGTAAACGATATTCTGAAAAAAGTCACTGCCAGTATTGAAGAGGCAACCGGCAAATTCAACGCGAAAGCAGAAGAGGCGCTCACGGAGGCGCGAAAGTCCGGGAAACTGTCAGAAGAAACAAAGGCCGCCGTTGATAAAATGGCTTCTGAGTTCAACGCGCTTCGTGAAGCCGAAAAAACGCTGAAGGCCGCAATGGGTGAGCTTGAGCAGCACGTTGCTCAGATGCCGCTGGCAAACGCCAAACATGTTGTGGAATCTATCGGCCAGCAGGTGATCTCTGCTGAAGCGTTGAAAACATTCGCTTCGAGCGTTGAGGGCAATAAGCGCGTCAGCATCCCGGTAAAGGCCGCAATGATTTCCACAGATGTTCCGGGGAATATCGTTGCCCCAGACCGTCTGCCTGGCATTGATGTTTCGCCAAAACAGCGTCTTTTTATTCGCGACCTTATTGCTCCGGGCACCACATCATCCAACACCATTTACTGGGTTCAGCAAACCGGCTTCACCAATAACGCATCGGTCGTTCCTGAAAACACCACCAAACCATACAGTGATATTGAGTTTGCAGAAAAAATCACTCCGGTTCGCACAATTGCACACCTGTTTAAAGCCTCTAAACAGATCCTGGATGATTTCTCTCAACTCCAGTCACAGGTCGATGCTGAGATGCGTTATGGCCTGAAATACGTCGAAGAGCAGGAGATCCTCTTTGGAGATGGCACTGGCGCACACCTTGAAGGGATTATTCCTCAGGCATCAGCTTTTGACCCGGCGTTTACTGTAGAACAGCAAAGCGGGATTGACGATCTGCGTCTGGCAATGCTGCAGGCTCAGCTGGCTCGTTTCCCGGCATCAGGCCATGTCCTTCACTTTGTTGACTGGGCGCGGATTGAGCTGACGAAAGACAGCCTTGGACGTTACATCCTCGCCAACCCTGCAGCGCTTACCGGCCCGACTCTTTGGGGCCTGCCAGTTGTTGCCACAGAGGCTGCCGCCTTCCTGGGTAAATTCCTCACCGGGGCATTCAGTGCTGGCGCGCAAATCTTCGACCGCGAAGAAACGAACGTCGTTATTTCGACAGAGAACGCCGACGACTTCGAGAAAAACATGATCACCATTCGATGCGAAGAGCGTCTGGCGCTGGCCGTCAAACGTCCAGAAGCCTTTGTTTATGGTCCATTCAGCACTGGTGCTGGCAGCTGATAAAAATTGCGGCCTTCGGGCCGCTTTTCTCGGGGCAAACAAATGCTTGATAAAAATGTGGTGAAACAGCACTGCCGCATTGATACCGACTTTACCGGCGATGATGCTCTGCTGGAGATTTATACGGGGGCTGCTGCGCGATACGTCCAGACGTGGACACGGCGAACGCTTTATGAAAATGAAAACAGCCCCGGATACGCTGATGACCCTGACCCGATTCTGCTGAATGATGACGTTAAGGCTGCCATGCTTTTGCTGATTGGTCACTGGTACGCCAATCGGGAATCAGTCGCAATTGGCGAAACTGCTGCTGAAGTTCCTTTTGCAGTAGAGGCTCTTCTTCAGCCTTACAGGATTTATGGTCTATGAGTTCGCTGCGAGCTGGCGAGCTTAATAAACGCATAACTCTTCAGACTGTGGAAGTGCAGCGCGGGCCGCTGGGCGAAACGATTTCAGATAATCTCGTAACCGTTTCTACCGTCTGGGCAAAGGCAGAGGTCATTTCTAACCGGAAAATCCGCACGATTGATCAGCAGCAGGTCATAGAAACCTGGCTGTTTACTATCCGCCCCCGCAAAGACGTAACCATAGACTGGAAAATCACCTGGGATGGTGGAGTCTATACGGTGCGTGCTGTAGATGGTAGTAAGGCAGATCGTTTGGTCATTACTGCTGAACGGGAGAACCGGCATGATAGAGCAGGCGATTAAAACCTCACTTGAACGCATCTCAGGAATGGCTGTTTATCCACTTCTTTTGCCTGCCAGTGAGCAGAGCGGCGTGACTTTTCAGCGCATATCTGACCCGGAAATCGAAAACGGCATGGTGAGAACTGGTCTTATCGCTGGTCGTTTCCAGATCTCGATGTACAAAGTAGACGATTACACTGGACTCGTTCTGCTTGATAAATCTATCTGGTCAGAATGGAAGAAAATCGTTCATGGTGATCTTGAGGGATACCCTGTTCAGTATATTCAGCGCGGAAACATTCAGCAGGACAAAATTACGCTGATAAGTAATCAGGTTCAGTATCGGATCAGTCGTGATTTCATCCTTTATTTTTATGAGGAGTCATCATGATCCGGATGGAGCTGAAAGGTCTACAGGAGCTCGAGCGCCAGCTCCTTGCCCTTGGTGAAAAAGTTGGCACTCAGGTTTTGCGGGATGCAGGTAAAGCTGCTCTTATGCCGGTCATGGACGATATGAAGGCGCATGCTGGTTACGACGAATCAGCAAAAGGTGAGCATATGCGGGATTCCATAAAAATCCGCTCATCTTCCGGAAAAGCTAAAGGCAATGCCGTTGTTTATCTTCGTGTTGGCCCGAGCAAAAAACACTTCATCAAAGCGCTGGCTCAGGAAATGGGAACTGTGAAGCAGGTGGCCAGTCCTTTCATTCGTCCTGCGCTCGATTATCAGAAGGCGAAAGTTCTGCGCATCCTCGCGACAGAAATTCGCGATCGTATTGAAAAACACCGGTAGCGCTCGCTGCCACCTTCAAAGAGAGAAATTATGACTGATAAAACTTCGCCAGAATACGCGATGCTGCCTGCCGGCACGGTTGTTATGTGGGGCGCCGCAGGAAGTGATGTGGCAACAATGAAACCGCTGATTAACTGTAAGGCTCTGGGGGCAACCGGCCAGACCGGCGGCTTCGTGGATTGCACCACGCTTATTGATAAAAATAAACAGTTTATTTCCGACCTGCCTGAAGGTCCGGAAAAATCGCTTGGGTTCATTGATGACCCTGCCAACCAGGACTTTGCAGATTTCCTTAATGCTGCAGAGAACCGTGAAACTGTTCAGTTTTATGTTGAGCTGCCAAACGGAAGAACAGCAAACATGATCCTGGCGCTGTCTGGCTGGCAGATGAATGAAATCACCGCCCCGGCAAGTGAGGTTATTCAGATTACGGTCCAGGGCAAGCAGAACAATATTACATGGGGTGTTACAGCCGGAAGCTGATTCACTACATTATTGGCCGCGTCAGGCGGCCTTTTACTCTCCAGTTATCAGGATAAATTATGTCTTCTATTGATGTACCTTCTCTGAAATCAGCACTTCTCAAACCAAAGAGCGCCATTATAACCACCGAAATTTTTGGCACGATCGTTCATCTTCGTCGTATGACCGCGGGGGAGCTTATTGACCATGAAGAGGCACTGCGTGACAGCCAGATTGCAGAAGATGCTCGTAAATCATCGGAACTCAGCGTGCAGCTAATCGTTGATTGCCTTGTTAATGCTGACGGCAGCGCAATCGCCGCCGAAGATAAGCCAACTGCGGCAGAGCTATTGCAGGCGCATGATAATGTAGCTTTGCTTGATGCAATTGCCACGGTCAAAAAACATGCCATTGGCAAACTTGAAGAAGCGGAAAAAAACTAACGAGCTCGCCCTGGCTGGAGCTTATTTTCTGGCTGGCTGACCGCTGGGGCGAGCCTGATCCATCAAAGATAGCTGCACTTCCTGCTGAGACGCTTTATCACTGGCGCGCGTATTTCGTGCGTACAGGCGTGCTAAGCCATCCTGTTGAAGAAAAAAATTCCGATCCCTCGCCTTCCACTGTTGTCAGCAATGTTGACGACCAGTGTGCGGCAGTAATGAGAGTATTAATGTAATGTCTGATATCGCCTCCCTTGCTGTCGGGCTGCATGTTAACGCAGCAAATTTCAAATCTCAGCTGATGAATGCTTACGGAGATGCTGAAAACTCCTCAAAGCGCTTCAACAAAAAAGCTCAGGAAGACGCCAGAAAGACAGATGAAACCTACGCTAAAATGGGGAAAACCATTTCTGGCGTTGCCGGCAGCCTTGCTGGTCTTGCCGGTATTGGCCTTTCGCTGGGATCTGTTATTTCCAAAACGCGGGAATATGGACAGGCATTATCTGATTTATCTGCTATCACTGGTATTACTGGCACTAAACTTCAATCTCTTGATGTTGCTGCTCAGGAGATGGGGAGAAGTACAGAGTACAGTGCCAGCCAGGCTGTTGAAGCACTGAAGCTGATGGCGTCCGCTAAGCCTGAACTTATTCAGACGGCGGACGGGCTTACTGAGGTGACAAAGAGCGCGCTTACGCTTGCTCAGGCCGCAGGATCAACGTTGCCAGATGCAACCCGCACTCTGGCCCTTTCGCTTAACCAGTTTGGAGCGGGGGCTCAGGAGGCCGATCGTTATATCAATGTGCTTGCGGCCGGCGCCAAGCTGGGGGCATCTGAAATTGCAGATACGGCCGCTGCTATCAAGAATGGCGGTGTAGCTGCAGCGCAGGCAGGTGTCGGGTTTGAAACGCTGAACGCTGCTATTCAGGTTCTCGCAGAGCGTGAAATAAAGGGCGGAGAAGCGGGTACAGCTCTGAGAAACGTGATCCTCTCCCTGGAGAAAGGCACTGACAAAACACTGAAACCGTCAGTTGTTGGCCTCAGTGCCGCGCTGGAGAATCTTTCGAAGAAAAACCTTTCTACCGCTCAGGCTGTAAAGCTATTCGGGGTTGAAAACATTAATGCCGCGTCTGTACTGGTGGACAACCGCAGCAAGCTTGACGCGCTCACTCAGGCCTTAACCGGCACGCAGACGGCACATGAGCAGGCTGCCATTCGCGTGAATAACCTGAATGGCGACATTATGAGCCTCACCAGTGCTTTTGAAGGTCTGGTAATTAAGGTTGGCCAGAGCAGCACGGGACCAATGCGGTCTGGGGTTCAGGCAATAACTGACTCAATTAACCTTCTCACGGAAAACTTTAATACTGCTGCAAATATTGCGCTTTATACGCTTATTCCGGTTATCTCCACCAGGCTAACTGCTGGCCTTCGCGAGAATATTGTTGCATGGCAACAGAATCAGATGGCAGTCAGGGCCGCTGCCGCCGCTCAGGCTGAGGGTGCTAAAAAGACACTCGAGGCAACGGCTGCCGCCCTTAAGCGAAACGATGCAGAGTTCGGTTACTACCGTCAGATGCAGCAAACTGCAAAACAGCACGGGCTGAATGTTAACTACCAAAGCGAGTTTAACCGCCTAATACGCGAGGAGACTGAGCAAACCACGCTTGCCACCAGAGCAAAAATGCAATTGTCTGCAGCAAACAGGCAGCTTTCTTTTTCCGCCCGTGCTGCATCAGTGGCTGTTGGACTTGCCCGCGGTGCGCTGTCTCTTATCGGTGGCCCATTCGGTGCCGCAGCGCTTGCTGCTTCTGCAATGTTTTACTTCCATCAGGAAACAAAAGAGGCCAGGCAGTCTGCTATTAACCTCAAAGATGCTGTTATTGAAACCACCGCGGCGCTTATTCAGCTTTCGGATAAACAACTTGCCGTAAAGCAAATTGATTTGCAGTCTCAATACGAAAACCAGATTATTCAACGCAATAAGCTGATAAAAGAGGTCCAGGACGCCGACAGCAGGCTCTCCAGCCTTGGTGGATTCGATCCATTCAGGCAGAAAAAAGGGGTTGAAGACAGCAAAAAACGCGCTGAGGCTGACCTTGAGTCTGTCAATAAGGGCCTGGAAACCATACAGGCTAATCTTGAAAATGTGAGTAAAGCGCGCTTCCTGGTCCAGGCTGGTATTGCTGAACAAGCAAAAAACCTGGCAAATGATATCAAAACCATTACCGCTGATGTGGCCAAGGCTGGAGAAGGTGTAACGACTCCATGGGCTGGCGAAGACCTCGCTAAAGGAAAAAAAGAAGCGGTAAACAGCTATGTTCAGCTGCGAAGAGAGATTGAAGAGGCGCACGCCTCAAGCCTTGGAAAGATTGATTTACAGGAAAAAGCGAGCCGGGAAAAACTGATCGCAGCGGCGCGCAAGAATGGCGTTAGTGAGCAGGAGCTGCAGCGTACACTTCTGATGAATTCTGAGGTTTATCAGAGGCAGCGTGTCGAACTGGCTGAGCAGTATTCTCCGTTAAAATCAGCAATCAACAAAGAAGCTGAGGCCAGTAAAGAGCTTAAATCGCTGTACAGTGCGCGATTACTGAGTGAAAAAGAGTATCTGGCAGCGCGTGTTACGTTGTCACAAAATGCATCGCGCGAGATTATGAAAGCACAGGCTGATGCTATATCAGCGCCTCTCATTAGTCTTGCTGGTGATGTTGATCCGGTTGTACAGCAGAAAAATCAGCTGGCACAGCAGCAGAGTTTGATTGAAGCATATTACCGCAATGGGGCTATTGATAAGCAGCGTTACGAGATGCTCATGCAAAAAAGCAGCAAAGACTCTGCTGACGCACAGTATCAGATAGCCCTCGATCTCTACCGCTCACAAAGTGATTTTAACAATCTCGCTATTGGCCTGATTGAGGCAACCAAAGAGCGAACCTCAAACGCCCTGACCGGACTGGTTTTGCGTACGCAAAGCTTTAAGGAAAGTATGACGGCGTTATTTTCCTCTCTGGCCCAGTCTTTGATAAAAAATCTTGTCGATATTGCTGCTCAGGCGCTGATCACAAACACAATACTCAGTTCAATTATTGGTGTCGGCGGAGGTGCTTCGGCAGCCGCTTCTTCCTCCGGAAACGCGATCGCAAATTATGGTTCAGGTTTTCAGTTTAACGCCAAAGGTGGTGTATACACGTCCCCCGATCTGAGTGCGTACAGCGGTCAGGTCGTCGATAACCCGACTTTCTTCGCTTTCGCAAAAGGCGCAGGGGTTATGGGAGAGGCCGGGCCGGAAGCGATCATGCCGCTAACCCGCGCAGCTGATGGGTCACTTGGGGTGCGTGCTGTTAATGGTGGCGGTGCGGGAGGTGATATGGCGCCGAAGGTTTATATCACTATTGATTCAAACGGCAATTCATCCACACAGGCGCCCGCCGGGCTGGAACAGTTCGGGGCAGATGTAGGGCGTTTTGTCGATCAGCGGTATAAGCAAAATCTCATGCGTGATATCCGCCCGGGCGGTGATATCTGGAACGCTATGAAAGGACCCCGATAAACATGGCTATCGAAACATTCACCTGGAGCCCCAGGGTCAGGCCGATACAAAACGTTTCGTTCAGGACAAGAAGCGCCAGGTTTGGTGATGGCTACGAGCAGATTTCCGGAGACGGTATTAACCCTCGCAGCCAGCAATGGGAGCTGAATTTTGTTGGAACGGAAGAATATATTGAGGCCATAAAAACCTTTCTTGACCGTCACTCAGGGACAAAAGCGTTCCAGTGGAAGCCGCCTCTTGAGCCGCTTGGTCTGTATCGCTGTGCCGAGTATAGCCCTACGCCAATCGGTGGCGACAACTACTCCCTTTCTGCAACTTTCCAACAGGCATTCAAACCATGAGTATCAATGCAGATTATCAGAAGCTGGAGCCCGGCGATGAAGTCAGGCTTTATGAGGTTGATGGAACGGCGTTTGGTACAGGCGACGTCCTCAGATTTCACAGCTACAGCCTGGCCCATACAGAAGCGGAAATTGTCGCGGCCGGAGGGGATGAAAATAATCTCCCCGCTAAATCAATATGGTGGCAGGGGAATGAATACAAAGCCTGGCCGTGCCAGATTGAGGGGATCGAAGCATCAACCAGCGGGAGCAGCCCACAGCCAGTATTGTCTGTAGCCAATCTTGACAGTTCTATCACTGCGCTTTGCCTGGCCTATGACGACATGCTGCAGGCGAAGGTGACCGTTCATGACACGCTGGGAAAATATCTCGACGCAAATAACTTTGCCGGCGGAAACCCAACGGCAGATCCGACTCAGGAAAAGCTGAAGGTTTTCTATATCGAGGCAAAGACCAGCGAAACCAACGAGGAGGTAGAGTTCACGCTATCGAGCCCAATGGACCTGCAGGGCCTCATGATCCCCACGCGGCAGCTTCATTCCCTGTGCACATGGTGCATCCGGAACAAGTACCGCACCGGCGACGGCTGCGACTATGCCGGAACCAGATATTTCGACAAAAATAACAACCCCGTCAATGACCCTTCACTGGATGAATGTAACGGAACGCTTACCGCCTGCAAGCTTCGGTTTGGCGAAAATACCGAGCTTTCATTTGGCGGTTTCCCGGGGACGTCGTTAATCAGGAGCTGATATGCGCCAGAAAACCATTGATGCCATTATGGCGCATGCTGCTGCTGAATACCCCCGCGAGTGCTGCGGCGTGGTGGCGCAAAAAAGCCGAATTGAGCGTTATTTTCCCTGTCGTAACCTTGCCACTGAACCGGAGGGCAATTTTGTCCTCTGCCCGGAAGATTACGCTGCGGCTGAGGACTGGGGTACGGTTATCGCGATTGCTCACAGTCACCCTGATGCCACAACGCAGCCTAGCGAACTGGATAAAGCACAATGCGATGGAACCCTTTTGCCGTGGCACATTGTGAGCTGGCCTGAGGGTGATTTCCGCACCATCCAGCCGCGCGGCGAACTCTCACTGCTGGAGCGCCCATTTGTGCTCGGGCACTATGACTGCTGGGGTTTGGTCATGAGCTATTTCCGGCAAACGCATGGTATCGAGCTCCATGATTATCGTGTCGATTATCCCTGGTGGGAAAACGATTATCCGGACAACTTCTATCAGGATTGCTGGTACGAGTGCGGATTCAGGGAGTTTGACGGCCCGCCTCAGCAAGGGGATCTGGTCATCATGCAGGTCCGGGCGGACAAGTGGAATCATGCCGGGATCATCCTGGACGGTAATATGCTGCTGCACCATTTGTATGGTCACCTGAGTCAGCGCGTGCCTTATGGCGGTTACTGGCAGGAGCGAACTATGAAAATTGTGCGCTATAAAGATTTTATGGTAGGTGAAATATGCAGGAAATTATGAGCCGCATTGAGCTTGGCGGCGTTCTTGGGAAAACATTCGGTAAAGTTCATCATCGACTTATCTCCCGGGTAAATGAGGCGGCCGTTTCACTTTCAAAAACGCTTCCGGGCTTTGAGCAGTTTATGATATCAAGCCATCGCCGCGGGCTTACATATTCTGTTTTCAGAGGTAAAAAAAATCTTGGTTATGACGATCTTGGTTTTCCGGTAACAGGTGATGTCATTCGAATAGTTCCCGTCATCATTGGAAGCAAGAAAGCCGGACTGCTGCAGACAATTTTTGGCGCCGCACTTGTTGCAATTGGTGCGGTACTCAGTTTCACCCCGTTTTCAGCCGCCTCACCATTTTTGTATAAATTTGGTGCTGCTGTAATCCTGGGCGGTGTTGTGCAGATGCTTTCTCCGCAGCCGCCGGGCCTGGCCAGCAAACAGGGTGCAGATAACCGCGCATCTTATGCTTTTGGTGGTGTGACAAACACCGCTGCTCAGGGTTACCCGGTGCCGCTACTATACGGCCGCCGGCAAATCGGCGGGGCGATTATCTCGGCCGGGATTTATGTTGAAGATCAACAGTAGAAGATAAGGTGAATATGAAAATTACAATTGAGCGTGATAATGAAGTTATCTGGATGCTTGATAATGTAACTCTGGAAGGTGTCGCATGCACTAGCTATATAAAGGACGGCACACAGCATGAGATAATTGCCGCCCTCGAAGATGCTTTATCTCAAGCAAAAGGAGAGGCGTTATGCTGGGATAACCGAAATTGAATGGGTGATGTTAGCTGAGCCACCACCTAAATCAATAGTTACAGTCCAGTATCCTGTATAGGGTACCAGGAGTCTGGCTGGAAGCATTTTGAAAAATCCACCTCCACCATGATGCTCAAATCTCTCTCCTCGTTGGTAATTCCTGAATTGTTGGTCAGTCATCATGCAAATATTGCTTTGGTGTGAGCAATTCACCTGAACGATATCGCCTTTATTCAGATGTAATCGCTTATACAGATAGTGCATATAAATCCTTTTCAGGGATAATCAGCCATCACCCTTTATCTGAAACATCAGCGTCCCACCGCTGACGGGCTGAATACCTAACATAACCAGGTATGTAACGCAGTTACATCCTGACAAATGATCAGTAGCCACCTTCTGGTGGTTTTTTTATGGGCGCAATATGGCTACAGATAAAATTTTAAAGGGCCGCAAGGGCGGCAGCTCCAGTTCACGAACCCCGACAGAACAGCCTGACGATCTGCAATCTGTAGCAAAGGCAAAAATTCTTGTTGCCCTTGGGGAGGGGGAGTTTGCTGGTGGCTTAACATCCAGAAATATCTATCTTGACGGGACTGCGCTTGAGAATTCCGACGGCTCTGAAAATTTCAGCGGCGTGCACTGGGAGTTCCGTCACGGCACTCAGTCGCAGAGCTACATTCAGGGTATTCCCGGAACGGAAAATGAAATTAGCGTTGGCACCGATATATCCAGCGCCACAGCCTGGACCAGAACGTTTACTAACACTCAACTTTCAGCCGTCAGAGTCCGCCTGAAGTGGCCAGCGCTATTTAAACAAAATGATAATGGGGATCTGGTTGGTTACTCCATAAATTATGCCATTGACCTGCAGACGGACGGGGGCGCATGGCAGACGGTGCTCAATACAAGTGTGACCGGCAAAACCACCTCTGGTTATGAACGCAGCCACCGAATTGATTTACCTCAGGCGGGAATCACATGGACAATCAGGCTGCGTAAGATCACAGCCGATGCCAACAGCGCAAAAATAGGCGACACGATGAACCTTCAGAGCTTTACTGAGGTGATCGACGCCAAGCTGCGATACCCAAATACTGCGCTGCTATACATCGAGTTCGACTCGAGCCAGTTTAACGGGTCCATCCCACAGATATCGTGCGAGCCTCGCGGCCGTGTTATCCGCGTGCCAGATAATTACAACCCTGAAACGCGAACCTATAGTGGGATTTGGACAGGGGCCTTTAAGTGGGCATGGACGGATAACCCTGCATGGATTTTTTACGATCTGATTGTTTCTGACCGTTTTGGCCTTGGCCACCGCCTGACCGCTGCGAACATAGATAAGTGGACGCTTTATGAGGTTTCTCAGTATTGCGATCAGCAGGTACCAGACGGCAAAGGCGGTAACGGTACTGAACCACGGTATACCTGCAACGTGTACATTCAGGACCGGAATGACGCATACACTGTGCTGCGTGACTTTGCCGCTATCTTCCGTGGTATGACCTACTGGGGCGGGGATCAGATTGTCGCCATGGCGGATATGCCGCGCGATGTTGATTACAGTTACACCCGCGCTAATGTTGTGGACGGACGCTTCACCTATTCCAGCAGTACCACCAAAACACGATATACCACAGCTCTGGTGTCATGGTCAGATCCGGCCAATGGCTACGCCGACGCGATGGAGCCGGTATTTGAGCAGCCACTGGTGGCGCGGTACGGATTCAATCAGCTGGAAATGACGGCGATCGGATGTACCAGGCAATCAGAAGCGAACCGAAAAGGGCGCTGGGGAATCCTGACCAACAATAAAGACCGTGTGGTTTCGTTCGATGTCGGCCTGGACGGAAATATTCCGCAGCCGGGCTACATCATTGCCGTGGCTGACGAGCTGCTGTCCGGAAAGGTGATGGGCGGGCGCATCAGCGCCGTTAACGGTCGCGTTATCAGGCTTGACCGCGTTCCTGATGCAGCGGCTGGCGATCGCCTTATTCTCAACCTTCCATCCGGAGCCTCACAGAGCAGGACCATTCAGGATGTTAACGGGGATTCAGTCACAGTCACAACTCCTTACAGTGAGACGCCACAGGCTGAAGCTGTTTGGGTGGTTGAGTCTGACGAGCTCTACGCGCAGCAGTATCGTGTCGTTAGCGTAAGCGATAACAATAACGGCACCTTCTCAATTACGGCGGCATTCCATGACCCCGATAAATACGCCAGAATTGATACCGGCGCCATTATTGACCAGCGACCGATAAGCATCATTCCGCCGGGTAATCAGTCGGCTCCGGCCAACATCATTATCAGCTCGTTTTCTGTAGTCCAGCAGAATATCAGCGTCGAAACCATGCGAGTGAGCTGGGACCAGACGCCGAATGCCATCGCGTATGAAGCCCAGTGGCGCCGCAACGACGGGAACTGGGTTAGCATGCCGCGCAGCTCCACCACGTCATTTGACGTTCCGGGGATTTATGCCGGGCGCTACCTGGTGCGCGTGCGCGCAATCAATGCCGCTGAAATTTCCTCAGGATGGGGATATTCAGAAGAGAAGACGCTGACCGGCAAAGTGGGTAACCCACCCAAGCCAGTAGGATTCACGGCCACGGGCATCAACTGGGGGATTCGTCTTAACTGGGGATTCCCGGCCAATACCGGTGATACGCTAAAAACGGAAATTCAGTACACTGCCAACAGTGACTTTTCAAACCCACTATTGCTGTCTGATGTTCCCTATCCTTCCTCTGAATATACCCAGCTCGGGCTGAAAGCAGGGCAGGAATTCTGGTACCGCGCGCAGCTGGTAGACAGAACGGGTAACGAGTCCGGCTATACCGACTGGATCAGGGGCATGTCTAACGATAATGCCGACGATTATCTCGGGGATATCACTGGTGACTTCCTTACCTCAGCAGATGGCGATCGTCTCACTGCTGACATCGATACCAACATTGAGGGAATTCTCCAGAACGCCCTGGCTAACCACGCCACGGTTGATCACCAGTGGGCGCAATATGGCGAAGTTCGTGCCGATATTATTGTCGTTAAAACGACAATTGCCGAGGTTGACAGGGCAATGGCCGAGATGTCAACGCAGGTTCAGGCTCAGCTTGGCGAGGTGACTGCTGCCCTTGAAGACAAGCTGACAGCAGTGGTAGACGCCACCGGTGCATCAGCTATTTACACCCTGAAAACGGGTGTGAGGATAAACGGGGTGTTGTACAACGCCGGCATGTCCATTGCCGTGCTGGCTGAGGCCGGGCAGCCAGTGGTCACCCGGGTGGGCTTCAATGCTAACCAGTTTGTGCTTCTGAGCGGTAGCGGTGAATCGCAGTATTCCCCGTTCGCAGTGGTTAATGGCCAGGTCTTTATCAGCTCTGGATTTATTCAGGATGGTACGATCACCAACGCCAAAATCGGTGACTTCATCCAGTCAAACAACTATGTTGCGGGATCGCAGGGGTGGAAAATTGATAAATCTGGAACCTGGGAGAACTATGGTAGTGATGGTCAGGGGGCCAGAAAGAGCACGAACATTACAGATAGCATTAGGGATGAAAATGGAGTGCTTCGTGTGCAAATTGGAAAAATTACAGGGGTATTTTGATGTCATGGGGTATTCAGACATGGGATGCCAGTGGTGTTCCTAACAATTACGGAATTAAGCCTGTATCTGTAGTGGCAAGCATCCCGCTTTCTGCTGGACAAAATTCAGGATCATGGAGTTTCACTGTTCCAACAGGATTTAAAGTTGGTTTTGTCGTTTCTCTTGATGAAGGTGGTACCAGTGTTGGAAGAAAAATTGTTGCATCAGCTAATACAATAACTGTGACACCCGCATCAAGCATAGGGCTTGGGAATTATCCGGCATCGAAATGTGAGCTGATCGTTTTTATGGAGAGGGCATAGTGTCTGACTTTGGCGCAATGATTTTGATGGAAAATGGTAATCCATTTGTTACACCACAATCAACACCTTTCTGCCTATACGGTAAATACACATTTAACTCCTTTCCAGTCGGTAGCTCGCAGCAGGTATCACAATACGTTTCTTTTTCTGCTGATTATCCTGTGATTGTATTTATTAAAACCACTGATACATATCAGCCAACTCCTGTAATATCATATCGAATAGGTGGTGATATTTATATTAGTGCTGTTAATCCATATAACCAAAGCTTTACACTAACAGCATATATTTTCGGTATATTCCCGCAAAAACTGCCTGCGTGGGGATTTGCTATCTGGGATGCTGCGGGAAAGCTGGTTCTGACTAACGAATCAAGAGTACTATCTGATATGCAAACAGTAGGTTCCGCTGGAGTAAACGGAGGCATAAACATAGATCAGACACTCTATGGTTCATGGGCTGTTGCACCTTCAAGGCTTGGCCAGGTGAATAGTAATGATGTCTATTCATCATGCAGATACTCTGGTTCCAGCACACGCATAAATGCTGGCTCCTTGGTCAGCTCGCCCGGAGGGCCTGGGGGAGCAATCAACAATGGAATCTCACTCGTAGCGATAAATACAGCAGCATATGATTAATTTCATATTTTATATGACAATAATAAACATTGACCTTGTTAAATTTATTTCATTAAAATGTATAATTGATTTTTTTTGGTGCTCGCTATTTTAGGGATTAAAAATGAGAAAAAATCTAGGCGTTTTGTTAATTTGCTGCTTACTCCCTGCATGTTCTGAAGGGCTACTGGAGAAGCAGGTGCCTGTATGTGATGCTGTAACCATTATGGGTGGACAGGAACAGAAAGTTATGATTTATGGTGTTAGGGAAATAGCAAACCAGACAGAATATAAGGCCGGACATCCTTTCAACTGGCGATGGGTGAGCAAAAATAACTTTACTAAGTCTACCTGTACAAAATAAACAAAGATAAACCCGCTTCGGCGGGTTTATCGGTTCTGTCGTTGACCGTGGCTGATGCTTTTGGTATCTTTGGCTTTCGAGGCGTCGAAACCTCTACAAACACGGTCAGTACCAACCCCGATAGTGTTGGATTTTTTATGCCTGTCATTCAGTGAACGCATCGCGCGGGCACACCCCGATCAAGGTCGGGAGGGCGACTAATACAACACCCGAAAGGGGAATATGTCCGCGGCTTTGTTTGTGCCGTTTCGAACCTCCCGACACCACAACTTTTGTGGTATCTCGAAAAAAACAAACAGAGGTCATCATGACTAACTCCATCGTAATTTCAGATATCGTAATCCATCAGGACGCAGAAGGTCGCTACTCCATTAATGATCTGCATAAAGCTGCTGGAGGCCATGACAATATCAAACCTGTCTTTTGGCTTCGGCTCGATCAAGTTAAGAGACTGATTGAAACTCTAAAGGTGCAGATCTGCACCTTTTCACCGGTAAAGATAGTTCGCGGCTGCAAAGGCGGCACCTACGTCTGCAAAGAGTTGGTTTATGCATACGCTATGTGGATAGACGCTGAGTTTTACCTCAAAGTAATCCGCGCTTACGATGCTCTGGTATCTGGTCAGACAGAAAAAGCAGTGGCGATAGCCAAAACGACAGTAGACGAACGCACACCGCTGCGCGATGCCGTCAACCTGCTGGTGAGTAAGCGGGCCCTTCCATACGACGAGGCTTATTCTATTGTCCATCAGCGCTTCGGTGTTCAGTCTATCGAGCAGCTGGAGCCGGAACTCCTGCCTGCGGCCATAGAATACGTTCACCGTCTGGCGCTGGAAGGCGAGCTGATGCCGAAAGAACCACAACCTGCTACCCCGTCACTACCAATTTTCCCAATCGGCATAAATTTCCAGTATGTCGTTACAGTGGAGTCAGGCTGCGTGATAGACATGCGGCCGCTTCGCCAGGGTGAAATGGTCACCAGTGCTGAAGACGCTATCTGGATGCTCAGAAGAACCGGCTGGGTTGTTGAGCTGGCTGAGGATATGGATGCCATGAACTCAACGGCGCTGGCACAGCTTATTCAACGGTCTGCGGCAATGCGGATTCAGGCTTTCTAAATTATTCAGGCACAAAAAAACCCAGATTCGCGGTCTGGGTTTTTTTGAGGGTTGTAAGCCTAAGGTTTACAACCTTTAGCCGCCTCGATGTGACGAATTAAAATTAGCCCAATTTATTTTTCGTTTCAACAAAAAGTAGAAGTTTTTCAAGTTTTCCTTGTAAAATCCACGCGTCACACCAGGCTGCACGACTGATTACCTGCCGGCAGATTTTCCCCGCTGAAACAGGTCGCGCTGTCAGAGCTCCAATCCGGAGTGTAGCCGCCCCGGTGTGACAATCGACCAGGCGGGCCCGGGGAAATTAAGGGCTGCCCCGTCAGGTTACACTCCTCACGTGAGGAAAACGGATGATTGAAATTCGCGGTCTGCTTAAGCAGATCATCGAAATCGTCATTGCTGTACTGCAGCTGATCCTGCTGTTCCTGTAACAGACGGAAACGTACCTAAGGCGCGCTAGTTTTAAAGACTGGCGCGCCTTTAATATTTCTCATGCCAAAACAAACCCGCTTCGGCGGGTTTTTTATTATCTGAATTCAGGAGTCCATTATGTCAGCAGGAACTATCACCCTGACAAACGGGTCCGCTGTTGTCGGCGGTTTCGGAACTTCATTCACAGCAGAGCTGGCTGCTGGTGATTTCATTGTTTCGACTGTTGGTGGCGTGCCGTACACGCTGCCGGTGAAATTAGTCGAGAGCGATACCCAGCTCACGCTTGTCAGCAACTTTACCGGGCCAACGCAATCCGGCGCGGCTTGGTCAGCCGTCCCCCGCGTGGCGCTGAACATGGTTACGGCCGCGCTGGTAGCGCAAAGCGCTGAAGCGCTGCGTGGACTGAATTACGACAAACAGAACTGGCAAAGCATTTTTTCTGGAGCTGGAAATGTAACAGTAACCCTGCCGGATGGAACGACATGGACGGGTCCAGCCTGGAATAGCATTACCACATCCCTTTCAGGCAAGGCGGCAAAAGGTGCAAACAGCGACATCACCTCTCTCAGCGGACTCACTACAGCGCTGTCTGTAGCACAGGGTGGTACCGGTTCGACAACAAAATCAGGCGCTCGCACAAATCTCGATTTAGGAGACAGCGCAACCAGAGATGTTGGAACAGCTGCGGGAACGGTCGCCGCCGGGAATGACGCGCGCCTGAATACTGTTGACGGAAAAACAGGGGGTACGATTTCAACTGCTGTATATTCCAGCTATGCAATGTATGTGATTACTCAGCCAAGCAGTTATGCTGAATTTGCATTCAAATACCCTGGCTCGCTGCAAAGTATGTCCTACTTCTTCTGCGAAAATTATGGCGATCTGGTCTTTGTCACAACCCAGGCAGCCGGTTCCGGGACGGAAAAATATTTCTCGATGCGTGGCGACAGGTTTATTACGCCTGGTAATATCACCTGTACATCTCTTACACAGACTTCTGACGCTGATAAAAAGGCCGATATCAAACCGATTGATGCTGCACTCGACAAGGTGATGGCTTTGGAGGGGGTTACATTTAACTGGAAGGATAGCGGTCTTCCCTCGGCTGGGGTTATTGCTCAGGAGCTCATCAAGGTTCTTCCGGAGGCTGTAGGATCGGTATTTGAAGATCATGACCAGTATGAGTCAGTTGAAGATGTTAATGAGGCTGGTGACGTGACAACTTCAAGGAAGCTGACAAGAAAACGAGACGACAGTAAGCGCAGCTACACAGTGGAATATTCTGGCGTCATCGCGCTATGCCTTCAGGCGATCAAAGAGTTGAATAATAAGGTTGAAAGTTTGCAATCAGGAAGCTGAAGAATCCGCCGCCTGTCGGATGCAAGAACGGGCGGCGGCTGGTTACCGGCATCACTATAAATTCGTTATCAAAACGCCAAAACAGATCCTCAAAATTGCCAGGGAAGGCAAAAACATGTCCGAACCATGTCCGAACATGTCCGAAATTTTAGCTAACTATATGATTTTTAGTGCCTGAAAACGCGCCATCAGATGCATGTTTTTTAATCTGATTTGCTTGTATCATATTGATTTATAGGTGAAAAATAAATTGCAGGTATAAACAGGAATCGTATTCGGTCTCTTTTTATCTGTATGTTTTTCAAAGCATTGTTCGGTGTTGACTCTAAATCACCCGAAACTTTCTCGAACATTCCATATCCTGTCTAAACCATAACATACTCAGGACCGCGTGCGTCCAGGGTTTTTTGGGATCTTTGTTAAAATTTTGTGGCCGAGCGACCGCTGAGCAAACGCCCTCTGGCGAGCAAAAGGGCATCCCTAAGCTAAATAATGAACGCGCTGAATTTGTCTTTGTGGCGGACAATGTACTCCGGGAAGTTTTCAACCGTTAGCTCTTGCTTGATTAATGTCCTGTCCCGACCCCAGATATCTTCCGCATTTTTAATGACCTTCATGATGTGTTCCGGGTTGTTAAACTCAGGAAGATCGTATTCAGTATGGGATATGGTCGACATTTTTTCTGAGATGCGCTCGGGGGTCATTACCCACGAGAAGTGCCAGCCACCATTGTCAATAATGCTGTTGTTAATCTTGAACCAGTTCCACTTTAGCCAGGACCAGTTTTTAACGCGTCGGGTGCGTTTAAGATTCCTGAATGATTCAGGTTCGCCGCCAAAGAAACTAACGAGATTTTTATATTGTGTGGCTCGCGGTAATTTACATTTTCTTGGCGTGTTGTCAGTATTAAAAACCTGCAGGTTGAACTGATAATTATAGAAATTCTGATAAATAGTGGTGCAGAGCTTTTTGGGATTTATCGATGCTACCACCTGTGGTGAAAATATCTCATCGACATCGGAAACTAAAATCAAATCATCATCGTTGGCATGCGTCAAACCCTGCATGATGGCATTCCTCTGCGCGGCTTCATTTGCCCACGCATCCACCACCATTCCCTCTGGCAGACCCGGAATCACCTCCCGAGCAGGGTGTGATTCTTCAGCGGCTTTCGTAATCGGTTCTTTATCATGAACAACGTAGATAATTTTATCTTTAAACTGGCTGTATTTATTAATGTCAAAATGCAGCGGCCTCTTTTTACCGGTAAAAGTATGCGTTGACTCAACGATAACGAAGCGATCGACAACGTCCGCGAGCGTGTTTAGCCTGATTTCGAGAAGCATATCTTCATCGTAATATAAGAAGCAGTCATAGATCAT